CCTAAAAACAGCAAGGACAAATAATAAATGGCAATATACAGGGGTGATGGAGGAAGCTTAGACGGGCTTGTTGAGTCCGAAGTTATCCTTATCGCTATTTCCCAAGGTGGTACAGGGTCTGCCACAGCCGCAGGAGCTAGGGCTAACTTAGGTCTTGGAACTGCTGCTACCACCGATGCCTCAGCTTACGCTACTGCTGCTCAAGGCGCTAAAGCTGACACAGCTGTTCAATCTGCTGACTTGGCTACAGTGGCTACCACAGGCGACTATGACGACCTGACTGATAAGCCCACATTGGGCACAGCAGCCGCTGAAGATGTAGGTTACTTTGCAACAGCAGCACAAGGTACATTGGCTGACTCAGCTGTACAACCCGGTGACTTAGCTACAGTTGCTACTACAGGCTCATACAATGATCTTACTGACAAACCCTCAGCTGGCTCTGGTACTGTTACTTCAGTTGCTTTGTCTGCTCCAACAGGACTGTCAGTATCTGGTAGCCCAGTAACTACTTCAGGTACTCTTGCTGTAACTTACGCTACTGGTTACGCAATCCCCACCACAGCTAAACAAACTGAGTGGGACACAGCTTACACAGATAGACTCAAGTGGGACGGCGGTAGTACAGGTTTAAATGCCTCTACAGGACGTACAAGCCTCGGTTTGGGAACAGCGGCTACTACAGCAGCTACTGACTACGCTACAGCAGCACAAGGGGCTAAGGCAGACAGTGCTCTACAGTCTTACACTGAGACTGATCCTGTTTACGTAGCTTCTAGCTGGTACGGTACAACTAATAACTCTACTAACTGGAATACTGCTTACACTGATCGACTAAAGTGGGATGGCGGTGCAACTGGTTTGACAGCCTCCACAGGTAGAACTAGCTTAGGTGCTACAACAGTTGGTGGTAACTTATTCACGCTGACTAACCCTTCAGCAGTTACTTTTGTACGTCTTAACGCTGATAACACTGTAAGTGCTCTTAGTGCCTCAGACTTCAGAACTGCTATCGGAGCAGGTACTTCAAGCACTGCAGGTACTGTCACTAGCGTTGCTTTGTCTGTGCCCACAGGATTGTCTATTTCAGGTAGTCCAATTACTAGCTCAGGTACATTGGCTATAACGCTTACAGCAGGGTATTCAATACCTACAACCACAAGCCAAACTAATTGGGATACAGCTTACGGATGGGGAAACCATGCTTCAGCAGGTTATCTAACTTCTTCGTCTACTCTAGACGCTTCTAAACTCTCAGGTGTTGTGGATGGAGGTACTTATTGATGTTAACACAAGAACAGCTTTTAAATCTCTTTGAATATAAAGATGGAGTGTTGTACCACAAGTCAGATAATCAAGTTGCTGGGTGGAAGAATAAAAAAGGTTACTACAAGCTTAAAATAAAAGAAAAAGCTTATTTTGTACACCGTATTATTTTTACTATGCACACAGGTTTAAATCCTGAAATAGTAGACCATATTGATCGAAACCCTTCTAACAATATTTTTGAAAATTTGAGAGCTGCTACAAGACAACAGAATAACAGCAACTCAGGGCTTAGAAAAGACAACACATCCGGAGTAAAAGGTGTAACTTGGCACAATAACAGATGGGATGTCCGAGTGGGTTTTAATAAAAAGCGTATCCATTTAGGATGTTTTGAAGATTTGGAATTAGCGGAACTTGTGGCAGAAATGGGAAGAGAAAAATACCACGGAGCTTTTGCTTGTAACGGGAATAAGGATTAAAAGGTAAACACACTATGCCAGCAACAATTAAGATTAAAAATAGCTCTACAGCCTCAGCTGTACCTACATCTAGTGATTTAGTACAAGGTGAGTTAGCTGTTAACGTTACCGATAAGCGTATCTTTACTGAGAACGCTTCAGGTACTGTCGTTGAACTAGGTACTAACCCTACTATATTGACTATGGGCGCGGCTGGATCAGCTTCAGCTCCTGTAATCACTAGGACAGGCGATACAAACACAGGTATTTTCTTCCCTGCTGCTGACACTATTGCCTTTGCTGAAGGTGGTGTTGAGGCTCTGCGTCTTGATAGTGCTGGAAACATGGGTTTAGGTACTACAAGTCCCCGTAACGTTTCTGGATATAAAAATCTTGTCATTGATGGTTCTACCAGCGGTTTATTTGAAATTAACACCAATGGTACACGGGTGTTTAGCTTATATGGTGCTGGAAACGATATTAACTTGGTGAACCCTACTGCAACGGGAACGATGCAGTTTTATACTAACAACACAGAACGTATGCGTCTTGATGCTAGTGGGAATTTGGGTATTGGTACTACAAGCCCTGCAATCTCAGGATATTTGCTAGCCAATATTAAAGGAGGCGCTTCTACTGCTCCTGCTTTGTCTCTTGACGCTACAAGTGCAAGCGGAGGTAGACAGTTTCTTATTCTTACAGCAGGTTCTCCAAATAATGCGCTTATTGTTTACGATCAAACAGCAGCGGCAGAACGTGCCCGTATCGACTCCAGCGGTAACTTGCTGGTGGGTATGACTTCAGCGTCAAGCACAAGTGCCGGTTTCTATGTAAACCAAAGCACTTTAGCAAACACACACATTTTGGTTGCTAACACAAGAGTTGATGGTAGTGGGTCTACTATGTTTATCAACCGTCAAGGTAGCGATGGAACGTTGATTGAATTTAGACAGGCAGACACAGCAGAGGGTTCTATTTCTGTTTCGGGTACAACCGTGTCCTACAACGGTGGTCACTTGGCTCGTTACGCACAGACTGTTGAAGAAAAAGACGAATCCATCAAGAAAGGCACTGTGCTGTCTAACTTGGATGAAATGAACACTTACACAGACTCTGAAGACAATCCTATTGCAAATGAACAGCTCAACAAGGTTAAAGTCTCTGATGTTGAAGGTGATGTCAATGTTGCTGGTGTGTTCGTTAACTGGTCGCATGACGAGAAACATGAAGTAGACGAAATTAACATGGCAATGACAGGCGACATGATTATCCGCATCGCTCAAGGAACTACTGTTGCCCGTGGCGACTTGTTGATGTCCGCTGGTGACGGTACTGCCAAGCCACAAGGTGACGATATTGTTCGTGCTAAGACAATCGCTAAAGTAACTTCAACCCATGTAACTTGCACATACGAAGATGGTTCTTACTGTGTGCCTTGCGTTTTGATGGCTTGCTAAAAGGAATACTATGACAATCACATGGAAAATCAATAACCTAGAACGTCAAACCTCTGATGGTCTTGTAACAGTAGTGCATTGGGGTGCTTCAGCAATTGAGGCTAGCAATGACCCTGAGAAGCCTTACAGCGCAGGTGTTTACAGCACACAAACCTTAGAACGTGGTGACTCATTCGTGAACTACGACACCCTGACTGAAGAAACAGTTCTTGGTTGGTTGTGGACTAAGGTAGACAAAGAGACTGTAGAAGCTGCTCTAGAGGCTCAGATTGAGGCTCAGAAGGCCCCTGTGATCTCTAACGGTCTTCCTTGGTCGGAGGCTTGAGCGTGACTGAGCATCAAGTAGACACAGCAGCCGCTGTAGTAGCTAAGACAGCTCCTCCTGTTGGGGTTTCATTGGCTACAGTGGCTGGCTATCAAGTAAGTGAATTGGTACTTTGGGCTACTCTTGTGTACACCATCTTGATGATTGGTCATAAAGTGTACCAAATTTACTTAGAAGTACAACAATCTCTTGACAAATAAACTAAATTAGTATAGGATACGTCATGGCAACTAAGAAACAGACAAACAAAGTAGGTAAGGTTATGGGTGAGTACAAAGAAGGTACTCTCCATAGCGGTAAAGGTGGCCCTGTGGTTAAGAACCGTAAGCAAGCCATCGCTATTGCCATGAGTGAAGCAGGTATGCCTCAACGTGGACAGCGTACAGCTAAGAACAAGGCTAAGAAGAAGTAAATGAGAGCAATAACCCAAGGCGGTAACTTAACTGCCAATACCGCTACAACAATCTACACAGTTCCAACTGGCTACTACGCTAAGTGGAACTTGATGTACTTGTTGAACGGTACAGGGTCTACCAAGAATATTACTGTTACGTGGCATGACTACAGTGCTAACACTAATATCTTTATCTTGAGCGATTACGGTCTTACCTCTAAGAACTACTTTAAGCTTGATGGTGGAGCTTACATGGTCTTGGAGGCAGGAGACTACATTACCATGACTTCAGAAGCTGGTAGCACTATGTCTTATATCTGCACCTTTGAAGTTGAAAAGAAAGAGGGCCTATAAACTATGGCTACGTATTTAGATACAGTTAATAATGTGCTCCGTAGGCTACGTGAACCTACAGTGCAGAGCGTAGACGACACCCCTTACTCCTCTATGGTTGGTGTCTTGGTTAACGATGCCAAGCGTGAGGTTGAGGACGCTACTGAGTGGAACTCTCTGTCTTCTACTGTCACAGTGAACACAGTTGACGGCACATACAACTACACTTTGACAGGTGCAGGTACTCGCTTCCGTGTGATTGACGTTGTTAACGACACAAGCAACACTGTGCTCCAGAACGCACCTACAAACTGGATGACACAACAGTTCCTGTTCACAGCAGATACTGATCGTGGTACTCCTATGTACTACAACTTCAACGGTGTAGACACTAACGGAGACACTCAGGTTGACTTGTATCAACGTCCTTCAGGTGTGTTCACAATCCGTTTTAACTTGATTGTCCCACAAGCTGAACTGTCTACAAATACAACCCGTATCTTGGTTCCTGCTCACTTGGTAGCTATGTTGGCTTACGCTAAGGCTATCGCTGAACGTGGTGAAGATGGTGGTAACCTTTCCTCAGAGGCTTATGCCTTGTACAAGAACGCTTTGGCTAACGAAGTTGCTATTGAGCGTAATCGTTACTCTGAAGAGATGAACTGGACTGCACCCTAATCATGGCTGAACAACTCGTAGGATCATCCATTGCAGCCCCCGGCTTTAAGGGGATCAATACTCAAGATAGTTCTGTAACTCTTGAGTCAGGGTTTGCCACGATTGCTAATAACTGTGTGATTGATAAGTTTGGTCGTATCGGTGCTCGTAAAGGTTGGTTGGCTAAAAACACCACTAGCACTGACTTAGGTAGCAACCCTATCCAAGCCATCGGTGAGGTTATCGACAACTCAGGTAATGCTTACACTATCTGTGCAGGTAACAACAAACTGTTCAGACTCTCAGGCAGCACATTGACTACCTTGACATATGGTGGCGGTGGCACAGCCCCTACAATCACTTCTAACAACTGGCAAATGGCTCCTTTGAACGGAGTCCTTTACTTGTACCAAGCTGGTTACGACCCTCTAGTGTTTGACCCTGCTGTCTCTACAACTACCTTCCGTAGAGTGTCAGAGAAGACAGGTCACTTGGGTACAGCTGAACAGAATAATGTAGCTATCAGTGCCTTTGGTCGTATCTGGAGTGGCGGTAACACTACAACCAAGAGTGTTGTACAGTTTAGCGACCTCCTTGCTGGTCATGTTTTGTCTACAGGTACATCAGGTACTCTTGACTTAAACGAAGTATGGCCTAACGGTGCAGACGAGATTACCGCTATGGCTGCTCACAACGGCTTCCTGTACATCTTTGGTCGTCGTCAGATCCTAGTGTACAGAGACGCTGCTGATCCTGCTGCTATGGCTCTCCATGATACAGTATCTGGTATTGGCTGTTGTGCTCGTGACTCTGTGGCTTTGACAGGCACTGACGTTATCTTCTTGTCTGACAGTGGTGTGCGTAGTCTCTCACGTACTATCCAAGAGAAGAGTGCTCCTTTCCGTGACATTAGCGCCAATGTGC